GACAGGACTATTTTTGAGGATCTTCCGCTGTCTGATGTATGGCGCCCCCAATGGGATTTGGAGATATTAAAAGAAATAGGCTTTAAGATCAATGTTACGGACGAGAGCACAAACGAAATTGAAACAACAAGATCAATCAAAATAAAATTTTAAGAAAGTAGCAGACGACACATTGCCGCCTGCTACTTTCTTACGTCTGTGCTATAGTATGATAGCGACGATCTATCGAAGCGTTGCCGCGATTAGCTGATTCTGCTATTTTACGATCAGTGGTATAGAGATAAACTTTGAGGTTTTCAAACACCTTTTCCATCTTGTCCATACGCTCAATAATGCGATCGGCATCGTTTCCAAGATTGTTGTTTTGGCCGTTATTTTTGGAAATTCCCTTTCCGATGCGCGAATACACATTATCATTCAACGGAAGCACCGCTTCGTGGTCTACACCTTCACCTACTATCGCGGGAACAGGGCCTGTTACAAGAGCGCCGGAAGCAAAGCTGTAAGCGTTCCGATTACTGCCGGATCCTTGCTGCGGGCGTGGCGTCGATGCAACGACACGCGGAATGTAAATCGGGTTAATATTTATTCCAAATGTCCTCCCACCGATTCCGGCAACCCAATCAGGGACAGTGAAGGAAATTTTGTTAAGTTTGGAAATAATCCAGTTTACTCCGGTCTCAAAAATGCTTATCACAGCATTCATGAGATCCCGAGCCCATTGTACAATTGGGTTTGTACTAATTTGGCTCGCAGCATGTACCCCAGCCATTCCGGCAAGGATAAGACCAATTCCAAGGCCGATCCCGCCTCCTGTTAGGCACAACATCAAACCAATAGCAACGGACGAAACCGACGCGATTGCGAGGATCGATGACAAAACATATTTCACCTTGTCCTTGACGGCATCAAAATTAAGTGCTACCGCAGATGCCAATGAAATTGCGCCGGCGGCGATCAAGCCAATTCCGAGTGGCATGGTACCAGGCCCTGAAATAGCAAGCATAACGCCCAAAACAAGCAAAAAGGTGCCTACCATCAAAGTGATTTTAGTTAAAGTGGATTTTAGCTGTGCGTTCATGCTATTCCAATTAAGTGCTGCTGAAGCCCACATGACTGTTGCACCGCTAAGCATAAGCCCGATACCTAACCCGATATTAGCCCCGGAAAAAGCAAAAACTGCCCCAAGTGCAAGCATCGCAACTGCAGTACCAAAAGTAATGCCATCAACAGCAGTTTTTACGTTATCCCCTAAGCTGTTCCAGTTCAGTGTCGCTGCAGTTGTGACGAGCCCACCGATCATAAGCGCGATGCCTAAACCGAGGTTCGCACCAGAGAACGCAATAACAGCGCCAACGGCAAGCTCGACAGCGCCGACGATCTCAAGCAATCGCTTTGTCTTGTCAAGGCTGCTTTTCGTTTTGTCAGTCAAGTAGTTCCAGTCCAGTTTCGTCTGTTTTGCCATAAGGACGGCGCCGACAGCCATAAGCGCAATGCCAAGAGCGGGATGCCCGGAAAAGGCCAGAATTGCACCGACCGCCAAGGGGGCCAGCCGCAAAATCCTATTGATAGTATCTACATTGTCCTGAATCATTTTCCTAATCTTATCGGTTTTCTCGCCGATCTTTTCAACCCAGTTTGGCACCTGCACCGTTTTGAACATGCTCCCGTAGGAGGGCATTCCCGGCTTCCCCGCCGCGCCGCCCGCCCCCGCGCTCGCGCCGGTATTGTCCAGAGGCTTGCTGAGGAGGTTCAGCTCGTCGAATCCCATGACGGTGCGCTGCAGTTCCTTCACCTGCTTCGCAGCTTCCCCCGCCTTGTCCCCGACTCCGGAAAGCGTTTCGGCATAGTTCACGTTGGCGCGCTGCGCGATCACGGCGGTCTGCGAATGGTTGAAAATGCGCGCGGACAACATGGCGATGGTATTGAACACATTGGCCAGCGCGTCCGCCACCTGGTTGATGATCGGTGTGACCGCCTGCAGCGCCGGCATGAGAGACGCCGCGATGCTGTTTTTCAGGTACAGCGTGCTCGTCGCGAGCTGCGACATCGTGTTGTTGGCCTGCGCGCTTCCGAGCGCCATGTTTTGGATCCCCTCGGAAATGGACTGCACGACAAACGAGACGCTCCGATACAGCACCATGCTCAGCAGCATGGACTTGACCATCCGACCAAAATAACCCGCGCGGCTGCCAGCCTGCCCCATGCGTTCCCCGGCCGTCTTCACTCTCTCGCTTAGGCCGCCGGTCTTGACCGCCGTAGTCGCCGAGGCATCCCCGACCGCTTCAATCTGCGCTTTTGTCTCGGCAAGATGGGCTTTCAGCGGGGCCGTTTCCGCCTCCAACTGGTCAAGCTGCGCGTTCAATGCCCGAATCTGCGGGTCCTGCCCAACCATGAAGTCCAGCGTCTGGTCGTGCGACATTCCGGTAAGGTTCGGAACATCGGAGTATTTGCCGGCAATGGTGTCCTGCTTCGCGTACACGCCGGCCATCTTCGCATTGAGCTTGTCAATCTTCGCCTGCGTGCGGTCGATTTCCGCCTGCAGCTTTTTTAGGTTCCCCTGCGCTTTGCCGGTTGTGACGTTCACGTCGGCTGCTTTTTTCGGCTGCATGGACGCGATTTTCTCTTTGAGCCTGTCGATCTTGGCGTGAACCGACTCGGTCTTGGCCGAAATGATGATCTGCAGTTCTTCGATGGTCATCCGCCTCGCACCTTCCTCTGCCGATTAAATTCTGCGGCATATTTCTGCCACTGAGCCTTATTCTCCCGCCAGCCGCTCGACGAAGCAGGAAACATATCCGGGTAGGCGTCCTGCAGCGTCTTCGGGAACCGGTCTTTCGTAAACGCCGCCCCGATCAGCTGCGCGAGCTTATAGTCCATCATGGCTCGAAGCCGTTTTTGCTCCCGCACATCTGCATTCCTCCGGCGGTAAAAGGCGTTGAGCTCACCTACGACCTCGGAGTAGGTCATCGACCAGAATCGTTCGGACGGGACGCCGATTTCCAGGGCGTCGTCCCTGACCGCCAGGATTGCTTCCGTCAAGCTTCGGTAAGAGGCGCCTCCGCCTGACTGACCGCGTTTTTTTCGGTGCTCTCCGTGTCGCCGATACCGACCTGCGCCAGCAGCTTCAGGATCACGTCGACGATCTTCTCCGCACTGCCGCCGGCCGCGATGTATTCGTCGTACAGATCGCAGACTTCACGGAAATTCATCCCGTGGTTATACGGCTGCAGCGCGCCCCAGAGGATTGTGATGATTACCGTGGAATCCATCAGGCGATTCACGGCTTCCGTCATTCCCATGCCGAGCTGCTTTTCCACCTGAATCGAGTTGAACGTCGTCAGGCGCAGCCGGTATTCTTTTCCGTTCACAGCCCAGATCACACAAGGCATGCTCATATTTTTCTTCCTTTCAAATAAATCAGGAGGGGCTTATCGCCCCTCCCTTTTGTTTATTCGCCGGTACCGTCGGCCACGTCCGTGATGTTGCTGTTGATCAGCATTTTCACTTTGAACTGCAGCGCGTCGCCTGTACCGCCGCCGGTCCGCGTCGTGCTGACATAGGCCGACCACGCGAAGCCGGTGCCGTCCGGGTAAATCAGCTTGAAGAATTTCACCTGCCGGGCCGTCTCCGCCGCGCGCAGCGCTTTGTAGGAGTTCATCAGCTGCTCTCCGCTCGTCGGTTCGGTCGTTGTGTCGTCGTTATAGAACTCGAACTCCGGCTCGCCGAGGTCGACGATCCCGGGAATATAGCGTTTGTTCTTGTCCTGCATATTCGTGACTTCGATCTTATCCGGTGCGAACGACATATCCGGCACCTTGTTGAGTCCGTACAGCGTTTTGAATGCGCCGTCCGCGGCGTCCGCCATGTCGAGACGCGTGCCGAGCATTGCCTTTTCCATCAAAAACCACCTCTGTAAACTTTCTTTTCTTTGTTGTCAACCCAGCCGGTAAATAACATCATGTACCGGTGCAGCCCGGAAGGATCTTTCATGAGCTTTCCGGCGCCGCGGGAAAAGCCGGCGGCGATCATTGCGTCGCTGACCTGCCCCGCAAGCTGCGCGCAGCGCGCCGGGCTGTTACCGCTTGCCGCGCTGTCCCACACGTCGATCTGGCATTCGTACCGGCTGTACCGTTCTTCACCGTTCAACACGGCGGCGGAGCTGTTGCCGATCTCCGTCAGGGAGACGTAGGGAAAAGCCGAATCAATCTCCGGAAATGCGGGCTGTACCGTGCAAATCTCTTTCAGCAGGTCCGCTACTTCTGGGTTCATGTCGATCATTTCATCAGCCTCTCTACGTCCTCTTGGACGGATTCCTTCACGGCCTCCATTACCTGATCCTTGCCCTCGGCGAACGCCGGGCGCATGAACGGCTGCGGCGGCTGGCCGTGGGATGTGTGCCAGTTGCCTTCCTCGTCCTTGTACCGCCAGAACTTTTTCGTCGTGTGAGGGACAGACGGATCGCCTTTCGGGCCGGTTCCGTATTCCACATACGGCGCATAGTTCACGTTGGTTCCGACGGCAACCGTCTTTTCGTCCTTTACTTCGGTGTGGATGCTGTCACGGAGTTCGCCGGTACCGACCGGACAATGGGCTTTCGCTCCTGCCTCAAACACCGCGCTGCTTTTCAGCAGCGCTTTCTGCGTGCTCCGCGGGATGCTTCCGCCGAGCTGATCCAGCTTTTTCAGGAGGTTGTCAAGCCCCTGTATTTTGACTTCCATCGCCAATCACCTCGATCAATGCGTAGGTGTGCGTCATGCGGGCCTTCACGCTCACCACGGTATATTCCGGCGCCTCCGCGCCGGCGGCCAGGGCGATGCCCATACCGTCACCAATCGGAGCGCCCGGCGCCGCGTGCAGCAGCATCATCCGTTCCACGCGCGGGCCGTAGAGCTCAACCGTCAGCTTATCCGCGACGGGCAGAACGCTGCACGGGACGGATCCGGACGGCTGCCAGGCGTAAGTATCGCCAATATAATCACTCGGCTTTTTGACCTTGGTAAACAGCAGCGCAGTCTCATCATACAGCGCCGCCAGATCGGCGGCATAAGCGGATAGATCCATCACGGCCACAGCTTTCTGTACTGCGAGAGCGCATTTTTCTCCACGTCCGTCAGCCCGCCGGTCACATCATACTGCACTGTTTTATAGGTAA